GTTATCCAATCTGGATGCTAAACTGCGTGAAAGCATGCGTTTTGAGATCCTGTCGATTCAAAAAGCACTTGGTATTACCGTTGTTTATGTAACCCATGATCAGGGTGAAGCCATGGCAATGAGCGACCGCGTAGTTGTTATGAGTAAAGGCGTTGTGCAGCAGATCGGCGCTCCGCATGAAATTTATACCAATCCTGCCAACAAAATGGTTGCTGATTTTATCGGGTTGGTCAATTTTATGCAGGGTGAAGTATCGGATGACAGAGTATACCTTCAGGGCACTACAGCTTCTTTCCCCAATACCTCGGGGGTTTCCGGCAGTGCTACGATCGCCGTACGTCCTGAGAATATTACGATGAGCCGCGGCGGTGGTATGCTTGAAGGGACATTGACGCATCGCTTCTATTTAGGTGATGCTGTTGATTACCGTGTTACCGTCGGTGATCATGATGTACGCGTTATCGTCAAAGGGGCAGACTTGAAAGAATTTGCCGACGGAGAAAAGGTATATCTTGATTTTGAAAAAGTAATGATCTTTGACCGCGAATAATTAAAAAGCTGTTTATATGAAAAAAGAAACCCCCCGGGGTGATGACCTGAGGGGCTTTTCTTATGCTGTCAATTTAGGCGAATACGAGATACCATGCGGACTTGTCGGCTGGTGCGAGTGCGATGTATCGGGTTTTGCCTGAATAGCCTGTGTAGTGTGCCCAAATGTATCCGTCTGCGATCACACCGCCTTCGGATAGGTTGACGGTTTGTCCGTAGTGGTATTGGGCGACTATCTGTGCTGAGGTTGATGGGGCGGAGCGTACGTTGAGTACGTTAACGTTGACTTTGTAGAGTCGTGGGGTGATGGTTACGTTATTGTTTGTCGTGCGTGGGTGGAAGTAGCCGATAATGCCGTTTTTAGTGATGGTCATGTATCCGGCTTTGTTTGGGTTTTGTGACATGGTTTCCAGGGTGCCGTTGCCGTTGTCTCGTACTACAATCGCTACATGGTTCATGCCGTTGCCGTTCCAGAAGGCCACGTCACCGTAAACTGGTGTATAGTTTCCTGCTTCGCGGGTGAACGTGTTTTGCAATGCTTTGGAGCGGTCGTATCGTGTAGTGTAGACGCTTGCGGCGTATCCGTCTACGGTGTTGGTGTCGGCGGCTGGGATGCCGTATACGTTGCGGGCGTAGTTGCTCCATAAGTCCCAGCATTGTCCGCCGTATGCGCCGTCCATGTCGATGATTTTGCCGTTAACGTTGTTCATCCATTCTTGGATATTCATGTTAGTTTTCCTTCCTATGTTTGGGGGTGTTGGTGTTTGCGAATATGCTCATAAATGGGGCGTCTGCTAATTCGGGGTTGATGGCTGTGATGTTTTCTAGGATGGAGGTGAGTTCGATGAGGCTGATGCCGCCGACCGTGCAGACGAACACGCTGACTGGTAGTCCAAGATCTACGTGTAGGTTGATCATGTCTACAAAATAGGCTACTAGGGTTAGCATGAGGTAGGCGAACTTGTGCCATAAGCCTTGTCGCATTTTTTGTGAACTCAACGTGTTGTTGAGTATTGCTTTAGCAATACCGGTGACGTAATCTACAACGATGAAGAAGACTATTGCAAACACGCACCATATATCTGTTGTTGTCATTGTCATTAATTGTTTCCTTACTTTCCTAGTAGTTCTCCTATGATTAATCCAAAGTCGGCTTTCACTTGTGAGTCGTCGAACCGTATTTTTCCAAGTCGGTAGCCGGCGGTGAGTCGGCGTATAATATCATCTGATTTTTTAACATACCATGTTTTTTCGTCAACATGATTGGGGTCGAGCGTGTAGACGGGGCGATTGTTGTCTTTGGGTATGCGCCGTGAAACATATTGTGAAACATGTCCGTCGCGTTCGGACACGCTTACCCATATCCCAAACCGCGCGTAGTCGGTAGTGTCCAGCACGTAGGAGAGTTCGCCGTCGCTCGGTATAGGTGCTAGTAACGTGTCTGATTCGTCGCGGAATTTGTTTCTGATCGCATAGTCGGCATAATCCCCGTCGTATTGCTCAAGGAATCTGCCGAACTTGGATTGTGCGACTTTTGCTGAGAAGCCGCCATAGTCGGCCAGTTCGAGACATACGAACCCCCCGCAATACAACTTGTATTGTTGTTGGTTGGCTTGCTGTGCGCCAATGTCAAGTCGGTATTTAGCGAAATACGGATTAGCCTTTTGAACAGCGTTCGACAAGAATAGAACTTTTGTTCTATCCTGCCAACGGTCAACCGTATTGTAAAACTCGGAAAACGAGTTTACCTCATTGCTTAAGAAGCGCAGATTGTCGGGGAATATTTCGTCGAAGATAATCAAGTGCACTTTAGGGTAGGCGACTGATTTCAATCCGCCTGCTTGGGAGAGGGCGACGAAATAACAGCATGTCCTCCAGTCCTTCTCGTCCCATGACGTCTTATGCAATTGCCCTTTTTCGCCGTTGACTCGAAACTCGTAGGATGGGAAGAACTCTTGAATGTCCTTGAAAAACGTTTCCTTGCGGTGCTGTTCCACATCGGTACGGCGTAGATAAATGAACTCGTGACCGTGCTTGATGTATTCTTTGATGCCATACCGTTTCGCGGCGAACGTTTTGCCTAGGCCGCGTGCGCCGATTATGAAATTCCATGGGGCGTTTCGCGTCAACAGATTATGCAGATCGTAATAATCGCCCTCGTCAAGCGTCTGCAATGTCATGCTTGCAACCCTCCTGAAACTAGTGGGGGGCGTGCGCCATGACTCGCACGCCCCCCATACCTATCATCTGGCGGCTGTTCGAGGGAAAGGTCATCACATAACCACCGCCGCTATCAAGTATACCACACTTTAGAACGTTGGCGGATTAGATTTTCCATCCCACACACTCAGCAACGAATATGCCTGATTGTATCGATTCGTGTACGGGCCGAACGGGAACGTGCTCAGAATGTTGCTTTTGAGCTGTGCGAGGTTCGACGCCTTCGGCACCTTCAACGCATTCGCGGGTGACTGGTGGTATGCCGTCACCCAAAGAATCTGCATTTTCGCGTCGGCATACTCTTTAGGATAGCCCGCATAGTCCTCCGCGAACTGGTTGCGTTGCCCGTCACGCGACTCATTGCGTGCCGCCCACGTGCGGAATGCGGCCGCCTCCGCTGAGGTGAGTGAACGTTTGAACGTTCCGCCCGACTCCATGAGCGCGGCTATTCCAGGCGCGGCGGTTTTGAATGCCTCATATCCGGTTGGGTCGGCGGTTTTCATCGCGTTGAGCACTTGCAGGCGGCGCTCGAAACTCCATTGCGCAATGCCGATACCTTGCAAATTGGCGGCTTCGACTGCATCCCAGCGCAAACCGGACTCAACCGTGCCAACCACATAGAGCGCGTACGAGTTTTCCGTACTGACCGAGCTGGACGGGTGCCCCTGTCCTTGCGAGTCTGACGGCTGGGATCGGGACGCTTTTTCGGAAAAATTATTGGCCGTAGTACGGTAAAAGATGCGTGTCCGAGTCCCGGCATTGTCTGTCTCGTGCAAGTAGAGGTTGTCGCCCTGCCAATGTATCCACGCTCCCCCGCGTGACGTGTCGGGGTTGCCCTGGTTGTTGTCGCCGGTCGGATTATTGGTGTCCGGCTTAAGCATGGTACGGGGATGCAAGTAGCCTAACAGTCCAATGGTGGGAAACAATTTCAACGCGCTGGCGTCGGGGTTCTGGGTGATAACGTAGATCTGCTCGTCTTTTACGCCATCTGCCGCGACTATCGCCACGTGCGTATAGGGAGTATACGTGTTATATCCCCATATTGCCACGTCTCCTGCTACTGGCGAGTATCCATTTGCGGGGATGCGTTCGTACACTTGTTCGCACCGTGCGGACACGGGGTATGAAGTGTACAAGCCGCCCGCATAGCCGGTGGGGGTGATGCAATCCTGTATGCTCATGCCGTACATATCCATACTGTATTTCGCCCACAAGTCCCAGCATTGTGCGCCGTATGCGCCGTCCATGTCCCAAAAACGGTTTTTTGTCTGGTCAATCCATTGAGCAAAAGTGATAGCCATACTCTTAGTATAGAGTATGGCTATCACGTATCAGCGATCCTACGCGGCATAGGACGCCATGAAATTCGCGTGACCCTGGTTGGATTCGGAGACCTTGTAAATACCCCACTCGCCGCTAGGTGCGATATAGCCCAGTGTCGGTGTAGTAAGACTGCCGCCGGTGACTATCCACGTCCAAATATTGTGACGTGGCTTAGCCCAGCCCGCCAACTGACCGCCCTTACCCTGTCCGATTGATGGGATGTCCCCCTGCCCATCCACGACAATAATTCCGTTCTGTAGCTTAAATTCCACTTGCATATCACCGAACTTGGAAACTGCGTACGCCTGCCTGCCACGGTAGCTGTCCCGACATGCGGTATAGAGGTATTTGGCAATGACTTTCGCACCAGTCGCATTAGGGTGGATATCGCCCGAAGGGAACCAACCGGTTTCACTTTTGCACCACACGTACGCGCTGTCCACTACCACCACACGATGATTGCCCAGCGAAGCATCCAGAGCCCCGCTGAATAGGGCATCGTATTTATTCATGCCTCCTTCGCTGAGGGTGGAGTGATCGAACAGCATGGGGGCGATTACGACAATCGCGTTTGGGAATGCCGATTCCATCGCTAACACCACTTCACGTGCCTTAGTCGTTCCTGTGGTCCAGTCCAGGATATCATTGCGTCCGCCCGCGCACACGGCAACTTTGACTTTAGCGTTGTCCACACTGGTATCAGCTACGCAGTTGGCAACTTGCTGAGCAAAAGTCGGAATGCCGGACACGTTGAAACCCGCGCCCGATTTCGCATAGTTTTTCCACTGCAGTTCCGGAAACATGGTAGACAATTGGTATGACCAAGTGCGTTCGCGCGTATTATCCGCGTAAGAGTCGCCGAATGTCACTAAATATCCGTCTTCGTACTGCGTTTGTCCCAGTTTTTCCAGAATCTGCGCGATCTGAGAGGAATTATTGCCCACCAAGGTGGATAGTGTGGTGATATCCGTAGTGTTTTTATCCCATTTTGTTTTATTTGCGGTGGCATGCGCGGTGGTGTCGGCCCCTAGCGCGGTGAGGATGGTTTTGTTCGAGTCGGCTTTGCCGATCGCGGTGGTGGCGTCCACTCCTGCTTTATCCCACTTGGTTTTCGCGTCGGTGGCGTGCGCGGCGGTGTCCGCGCCGAGCGCGGCGAGAATGGAGCTGTTGTTGTCTGCCTTACCTGCGGCGGCGGTGGCCGTTGCGGCGGCGGCTGTGGAGTCGGTACCGGCCTTATCCCACTTGGTCTTACTTGCGGCGGCATTGTCCACCGTGTTATCACCAAGCAGTGCCTTGACCACTTCCTCCTCATGCGTTTCT